TCAACCGAATAGGGGGTGTTTGAATGTCCAGTTTTGGCGCACAATGCCGGAAGCGATTAGAACAGTTGCGGAAGGCACAACAGGACATCCCCCGAATCATTGATGAGGTGGCGGAGGTTGCCACAATCGAAGCGGTTAGAACAGCCAGGGCGAACACACCGCCTAACGGCGGGGCGCCATTGGCCGGAACAAATATGCGGACCGGTGCCATGGCACAATCATGGGAAAAGGACAGCATCACGGCACCGACACACGGCAGAACGGTGTTGATTAATCAGATGAATTATGCATCTTACGTCAATGACGGCCATCGGGTTGATCAGCATTATGTTCCGGGGCTTTACCCGAACGGCGGATTGCTTGAACGGGTGGATCCGAATGTCGGCGGTATCGTTGTCGGTACGAAAACGCGCTATGTTCCCGGTCTTCACATGAAAGAAAAGGCAATTGGAAAATACCGGTCAACAGTCACCCGGATGTTGAATCAAAAGGTGCGGGAGGTGCTAAAGTGAATTTTTCAATTGACAATCTGATAGAAAGCATCGCCGCGCAGCTTAAGACGGAATACCCGGCGCTGCCGGTCTATGACAGTTACACATTGCAAGGGTGCAAATTCCCTTGCTTTTTTGTGTTCCTGACGCCGTCCAACATCAGCGATCAGATTGACCGGCGAGACAAGCGTGAACTGAATTTCGACGTTGTTTACGTCCAAGAGAGGAACGCGCCGAACGCCTACGGCACCCTTTACACGGTGGCCGATACGCTTGATGCACTGTTGGACATTGTGACATACACCGACGGCGGCGAATCTATCCCGCTTCACACACACGAACGGAATTACAGCATCGACGATCAGGAATTACACTACAAATTCAAGATTATAGCAAGGGTATCACGGCCATATGAGCCGACCCCGATGCAGACGGAGGAGACGGATGTCGGAATCAAAAAAGGTTAAAAAAGAATCCCCGGTGGAGGCACTGCCGAAATACACGCGGGATAAGCTTTTAAAATGCAAGGCCCTTGCTAAATATCAGCGGGACTTTGTAAGCGTAGCATTAAAAGAACGGGAATACACGATCCCGGAAGCAATCAAGGCGGTTGAAACCGTCCTGAAGGAAAGGAGTCATTAACATGGCAGGCGGAATATGGCATGCACAGAATAAGACAATCCCCGGCGTTTATATCAACGTCAAGTCACAGCCCGCCGTAACGGCAAATGTGGGTGATAGGGGCGTTGTAGCAATCGCAAAAGCACTTTCATGGGGGCCGGTCGGTGAGATTATGGAGATCACACCCGGTCAGGATGTAACCCCGTTTATCGGCTATGACATCAGCACCGCACAGGCGCAGTTTTTACGGGAAATGATGAAAGGATCGGACGTTACAAGCGGCCCGATGAAGATTCTCCTGTGGCGTTCCACCGGCGCCGATGGTGCGACGGCATCCGGCACAATTGGCGGGATCAGCGTCACGGCAAATTATCCCGGCATCCGTGGCAATGATATTGCGGTCCTTGTCGCGGCAGATCCTGACAGCAGCGGAACATTTGACGTTTCGACCATCGTTGAAGGCGTGACGGTTGACGCTCAGACCGTCAGCGAGATCAGCGCGCTTGTGAATAATGCATGGGTCAGCTTTAGCGGAACGGGCGAGATTACCGCCGCAGCGGCTACATTGCTCACCGGTGGCGCAGATCCGACAGTATCCGCAACTGATGACGCGGCATTTATGACAGCGGTTGAAGCTTATGATTGGGACATCATCGCGTATGATGGCGATTCGGAAACCGTCAAGGAGGCATATATCGCATTTGTTAAGCGGCTGAATGAAGCCGTCGGGCGCAAGTGCCAGTTTGTCGGCGCAAATATCAGCGGTGCAAACACCAAATACGCGATCAGCGTGCAGAACGGCGTGAAGCTGGCTGACGGTTCCGAACTTACCGCGCAGAATGCGGTTTGGTGGGTTGCCGGTGCAGAAGCGGGCGCAATGTATTATCAGTCCCTCACCTATGCACAGTATCCGGGCGCGATTTCCGCTAACCCGAAACTGACGGACGATGAAGCGGCATCCGCTGTTGCTGCCGGTCAGATTGCCTTTATTGATACGTTCGGCGTGGTTAAGGTTTGTTCGGATATCAACACAAAGACAACCGTTACCCCGACAGAGGGCGCGGAATTCAAAAAGAACCGCGTAATGCGCGTGATCATGCAGCTTTGCAATGATATTTATGAGCATTTCAGCGGGTATTTTATCGGCAAGGTTGACAATAACGAGCCGGGCCGTAACCTTCTGCGCGGTTGGATCGTCGGTTATTGTAACGAGATGATGGCGAACAACGGCATTCAGAATTTCGTTGCGGAAGATGTAACCGTTCTGCCGGGTGCAGAGATTGACGCGGTGCTGATTAATATCAACATCCAGCCCGTGGACGCAATCGAAAAACTGTATATAACCGTCACCGTGACCGCCAACGGCGCCACGATTGCGGTTGCTTAACGGAAGGGAGGTTAAATCATGAGCTTTTTACTTGAGCGTGACGCCCTTAACGGTAAATCCGGCAAAGCATTTTTAACGCTTGAAGGCAAGAATTATGAGATGTTCGGTCTGAAGAAATTCCAGTCTGATGCTGAATTTCAGGAATCCGATTTTAAAGTAGTCGGAACAACCCTTGTTCAGAAAAAGACAACCGGCGTTTCCCTGACAGGGTCCGCCACAATCTATTATGGAACCCCGATCTTTTTAAATATGCTCCAGGAATATCTGAAGACCGGCAAGCTGCCGTATTTTACATTCCAAATCACCAATGATGATCCGTCCGCGTCTGTCGGAACGCAGACCGTTGTGCTTTACAATGTGAAGCTGTCAAAGCTTCCGGTCGCAATGCTTGATGCGGATTCGGAATGGCTGGAGGAAGAAATCAGCTTTTCATATACCAATGTCGAGGTTCTGAACGCATTCCATGACCCGACAACATTAGGAAACTAACAAACACAACCCCGGCGGACTAACCCCCCGCCGGATTTCTTTTTATTTGGAGGGCAATCAATGGCAACTTTAAGTGCTTTTTTACACCCGGAACCCATCGAAAAGACGAAGGATGTTATCATTTCAACCCGGTTCAAGGATGAAAGCGGAAAGGTCATTCCGTTCACAATAAAGAATATTACACAGGAAGAAAACACCGCATTAAACAAAAAGTGTAAGCGTATAGACACCGTCAAGGGTGTTCGGATGGAATCTTTCGATTCCGTCAAATACACAAATCTGCTTGTGGTGGCTTGCACCGTTCAGCCGGATTTCCGGGAGGCTGATATCTGTGAAGCTTATCACACAATGGATCCGCTTGATGTCCCGTCCCGGATGCTGACGGCGGGCGAGTTCACAAAGTTAACACAGGAAATCATGGATCTTAATGATTTCGATGATGTGGAATCCCTGGAGGATGAAGCAAAAAACTCATAAACAGCGGACATATGGAAACGGAACTAGCTTTTTATATGTTTGCTAACTTTGGGACTTTGCCGGAAACCGTCGCGGCGATGTCGGACAGAGAAAAACTTGTATGCTGGGAGATGGCAAAACGTGAGATGAAAGGAAGGCGGCAAAAGTAAATGGCGGGAATCAGAGAACCTTTTGAAATCGTCGATAAAGCCACGGGGCCGCTGACGGCGATCACAAACAAATTCGGGCAAGTCAACAACACCATGAATCAGGTGAACATTAACATCACCCAGATGACACAAGGCGGGGATCAGCTTGCTATGACCCTGTCGCACATCGATCAGAATGTTCAATACATGGCTAATTCCATGTATCAGGCTTCACAGGCTGACCCAACAGAGAAAGCAAAACCGGGAATCGAAAAGACATCAAGCGCGGCGGATGTGCTGATCGGGAAACTGCGGACCCTTGCGGGGATGCTGGGCGGAATGGCGCTGATTAAGGGCGCTATAGGATTAGCAGATGAATTGACGCTGACCGAAACACGCTTACGGAATGTTAATGACGGATTACAGACTACGGCAGAGCTGCAAGATATGATTTACAACGCCGCCCAGCGGTCGCGGGGCAGCTATCAGGATATGTCCGTGATGGTGGCAAGCCTTAAGGCGCAGACGGGCGATACGTTCGCCAGCGTAAGAGAAGCCGCCGGATTTGCTGAATTACTGACAAAGCAATTTAAACTAGCCGGAACGGATGCAACCGGCATATCGTCCACTATGTACAACCTGACGCAAGCCCTTTCGACCGGCGTTCTGCGTGGCAATGATTTAAACATTGTCATGTCTAACGCACCGCAGATTGTGCAGAGAATCGCCGATTATATGGGCGTTACAGTGGGCGAAATAAAGAAATTGGGCGCTGATGGAAAGATCACCGCTGACATTGTGAAAAATGCCATGTTGGGCGCGGCAGAGGATATAAACGCACAATTCGAATCGATGCCGATGACCTTCGGGGATGCCGTCCAAAAAGTAAAGAACATGGGCATCCGGGCTTTCCAGCCGTTAGGGCGCATGATATCCAATGCGATTAATTCACCGCAATTCAACGCGGCTATGAATCTAATTGCAACCGGGATTCTGAACCTGGCGGCGATTGGCACCGTAGCATTTACCACAATCGGCAATATGGCATCTTTTGCCGCCGATCATATGAATGTCATAGCCCCGATTCTAACCGGGCTTGTGGCGGCTTTTGCGCTTTATAACGGCATTCTGGCGGTATCCACAGGACTGCAAGCGGCACATGATGCCGTGATGGGTGCGGCGGCTGTCATTCAAGGCATTTATGCGGCGGCTACGGGCGCAGCGGCGGCGGGACAGTCAGCATTTAACGCGGCGCTGGCGGCATGTCCGATAACGTGGTTTGTTGCGGCCGTGGCGGTGGCTATCGTGGCGGTTGTAGCATTGATCATATGGCTTCATAATCTGGCGGATACCGGTCATACAGTATTCGGCGATATCGCCGGTGTTGCCCTTGGATGTTTTGCCGTCATCCTGAACGCCCTTGCAATCGTCGCAAATGCGGTTATATCAGCCGTTGAATTCATTATTAACGCTTACAATGAGGGCGTTTATCAGATTCAGATGGCTTTTTATAACCTTGCTGTCGGGGCTGTGAACGCCTTTAATAGCATGATTGACGCGGCGGACGGCGCCGCAACGGCTATTGCTAACGCCTTCATTAGTGGTTGTAATGCGGCCATTGGCGGAATCAATAAGTTAATCGCCGCAATGAATGCAATTCCAGGCGTCAGCATCGGATCTGTCGGAGAAATCGGACAGGTCGGATCTGTCATTTCCGCCCGTCTTTCTGTTGGGAATATTGCGATGCCATCAAAGCCCGGAAAAGCTGCGCTTCCGAAATTTGAAGCTGTGTCAATGGGAGAAGCCTTCAACAAAGGATTCGAAAAGGGATCCGCGTGGGGCGATTCAGCGCAGAACGGATTAACCGGCAAATTCACCGACATCAAGAACGGATTAGGCAATCTGATGGGCGGCGGCTCAATCGCTGACCTGATCGGCAGTAATGACGCTTTAGCGGATGCCATGGGCGGCGGTGCCGGTGGCGGCGGAGGCGGCGGAGGCGGAAAGGGCAACGTCGGATCCGTCGATAAGGTCAAAAAGGTCGAAGATTGCAAGCTGTCGGATGAGGATCTGAAGATTTACAGAGATTTAGCCGAACAGCGCTACATGAACAATATCGAGCTGCAGACGCTGGCGCCGAATATCACAGTGTCTATCCCGGAAGGACAGGCGCAGAATCTGACGGCGCAAGATGTCGCTGACAGAATCAAGGTGATGTTGATTGAACAG